TCCAAGCATCAGTTGATGCCGCTCCTCCTGCTGCTGCTTGCCCGGCACCGCTCATCTGATAGTTCTTGAACTGCTCGTTCATGTTCATCGTCTTCTGCTGCTGGACCATTTGGAATGTATCTTTGAATGCATTCATTCGAGAAAGACGCTCAATCAGACTGGCATTCGGATCCATTGCTTCCATGCCTGCTTTATTGAACATATCAGCTTGACTTGGAAATGCTTTTGCCATTGCATCCATGCTTTTTTTGAATGCATCGGTTTGGCCTTGTGCTTGCTTCATTTGAACATATCCGCTTGCTACATTTGTAGCTGCTCCAGCGATGTCCTTGCCGAGCTGGGCGGTTGACTGTCCACGAATTGCTCCTGCGTTGGCAAAGCCAGAGTAGTCGTTGGAAAAAAGTGACGGGTCGATTGATGATCCAAGTAGCATAGTTTTAATCCTTTATGTATGAAATTTTTTCTTGAGAAGCCCAAGGAACCATTGACGAGATATTCTCTATCACCATTCCGATTTTCGGGCAATGAACATATTTCGGTGACCCTTCGCGGCGATCAACGCACAGAGTACAGGCGTGGACGTAGTCCATGTTGTGACGTTTGTCTTCCTTCTCACCCCACTTGCCATTGACCTTCTCATATCGATCCGAGTCGTATGGCAAGTCGTAGAATTCGATGTAGTTCCAAACGTCGTCGTGAGTCCAGTCACGCAGTGGAAACATCATGTTTGCCATGTTTGGAAGCATTCGCGCTTCGATCCTTGTCCCGGCATCGCCGCCAAGGATTGGATCCGAGTCGCATCCTTTGTGGCCGATCCAGATGCAATCGAAATCAGAGATTTGCAAGGCTTCTTGTTTTGGCCGATGCAGGATATCGATCGAACACACCCACGGAAGATCCTCGACCGGATCAATGATGCCTGTAGGACATGTAAGCGTTGTAGAATTGATTCGGTACAGGTTTTGTACCTCAAATTCATCGTCTGTTTGCTGGAATGCGCTTTCGGTCGGGTGCCACGAATAGACGAGCAAACCCCAGTCTTGGATTAACTTGTCGTGAAACTTGTATTTCGACGGTTGCCACGGTTCTCGGAAGAAGATCACCGGGTAGTTGACCCCCATCTCTCGCATGAGATGCAGGAGCACCATGCTGTCCTTGCCGCCTGACCACGCGACCATGCCTCGGGGGAATGCCTTCACCCCGGCTGCAATCAGTTCTTTTGATTTTTCGATTTTGCTCATTAGATGAGAATTGCTCCTGTCACTGCACCGGCTGCGCCGATTGTTGATCCGATCATTCCCATCGTGCCTGCCCGGCTTGTGGCATTTGCCTGTGCCTGTGCCGACTGGGCACCGAGGACATCGCGGCGATATGCTGCGGCGAGGTTTGCCCCGGTGTCCGGGTTGATCATCTGCGGAGTCGATTGACCAAGCATTCCCATTCCGTATTGGGTAAACTGCTGACCGGCACCATAAGCCTGCGATGGTGCTCCAAGCAGTGCCATCATCGGTGCTTGATACATCGACTGACCCATGCCGAACGCCTGTTGGCCTGCCTGTGACGCCTCGGCGCGTCGTGCGCCCAGCATCTGCTCGCGGTTGAGAATCTGCGAAGCAATATCTGCATTACCTCCCACGCGGCCTGATGCGGCGGCTGATTCACGCGCCTGCTGCGTTGATTCGCGCATCTGGTCGGGTGCCAATGTTCCTGCCCGGCCATACGCCTGTGTCGCCGCCTGAGTGGATTGACGCACCATTGCCGCCATCTCTGGCGACATCGTGTCGAGAAATCCTCGGCCTGCTCCCACAAGCCCCGTCATCGATGCAAGCTCACCCGCCTTCGATGACGTAAGTTGACCCTGTGCCGTCCGGGTCGCTTGGTCTTGGATTGCTTGAAGGCCGGTCGTGTATTGGCCCATGTCGGCCAGATTCAACTTGCCGAACTCTGGACGATATTGCTGCTCAAGCGAAAGAACACCCGGCAATGCCTGACCGTACCCGGTCACATATTTCGAGATGTCCTGACCGATATTCGGTTCCTTTGGTTTTGGTACTGATACGCCGCCTCCCATGATTTTTAATTGTAAAGGTTTGTGATGAACTTGTCCATCGGATAGACTCTCACTCTTGGAGAGTTCTTGAATTCTCGCTGGAATGCGATGTACTCGAAGTCGTTTGCGAATGGCTGCAGTGCTTTCCGCATGTCCCCGACGCACATCGTGACGTGCAGCGTGTCCGAATCTTCCGCTCGTACAGGAAGTCTCGGATTTCCTCGATCAGCGAAAAAACCAAGCCCAAAATAATCGGGGCAGCAAAGAACAATACCGTGGCAAAGATGCCAGCCAAGTAGATCTTGGAAATTGTATCCATTTGATTCATAAAGATGTGCGGCTATTGCTAGGTGTTTGTTCAATGCGTTATCTGAAGAATGTTACGCTGATTTGTGAAAAGTCGGCTGAATTTCCGCTTGTTGAATTTGATGTTGAAACTTGAGCAGTTGTAGCCGTTTGGGATATCGTTGATCCACCGCTCACCAGTCCTGCAACCCCCGAGGTTGAGTAATTTGAAAATCCTGCAATTGCGTAGTCGGCATCTGGGAGTGCCACCAAGAAGTTGATGTAGTAATCGCCAGTTGATGTCGTCGTTAACGGGACGACGCTGTGGACGTTTCCTTTTTGCCTGATCGTCTTCTTCTTGATCGTGACGTTGCCGCTTGTGTTTGCTGCTGTTGCCAATGTGACGGTAAACGTGTCAGCAGTTGGAACCGTCACTACAAGGTATGAACCATCAGTTGCGGTGCCGGTCGTGAAATCAAGGCATACTCTGTGACCAGCAATGAAGCCATGCGCAGTGCTTGTCACTGTCAATGTTGTTGAGCTACTGGATGGTGATGTGCCAGTAAAGTAAGTTCCTGCCGCGTCAGAACTGGTGGTTCCGTTAAAGTTGACCCATGCCCGGGCACCGTAGATCGGTGCTGTGCCGGTCTGCGCTCCAAGCGGAGTCGTACCAAATAGGATGGTTCCATCCTGCTTGATCGTCAGCTTTGCCGTGCCGTTGATCTTGAAATCAATCTGGCCCCGGGTGTCGGTCGTCGTGTCCGCTGGGTCATACACATTGTCAATCGACAAAGCCCCGACAGCACCAGATGCTCGAGAGATTCGCGCATCGTAGGTTGTGTTGACCGTAGCGTCACTCGCCCGGAAATCAAGATTCGTTGTACCGGCCTGCGACGTTGTGCGACCGTAGGCGAGTGTGGTCGTTGAGACCTTTGCGCCGTCGGTCGTCCAGTTGTTGAAGTCAATTCGACCAAGTGAAAATTTTGCTGGTGTCACATTGGCATCGGCAATTTTCCCTGTCGTGATCTGAGAATCTCCAATGTTGCCGGTGCCGATTGTTTTGACCCTAAGCTGGCCACCCGAGACCTCCAACGTGCCGTCGGCAACTGCTCCAGCAACAAAGACCGATTGGTTTAAGATGTTGTTGAGCTTCGTGCTGGTGATTTGCTCGTTTGGAGTGAAATCTAATTGAGATGTATCGATGACTGCCATGACTTAATTCTGTGAAATGATTTGTCGGTTGGTTAGTGATGCCGATGCGGCAACAGAGATGACCTTTGGAGACCCCGTGATGCGGTCGAGGATCACAGTGCCAGTGAAGCCACGAATGCCTCCCAGACGTGCTCTGACGTTCGCCGTGTCGCCGTTCCCGAGCTTTTCCCCGATCAGCGTCTCGGTCGTGTTGATCAACTCTGCATTGTCGGGGTCTTGGCTGGAGAATGAGATCGAAAGGTCGCACTCGGACTGGGTGTCCAGTGCCTGCATCTGGATCTGGGTGTCGCAAAATCGCTTACGATCCATCGACCCGAGATCGTAGCCACGCGAGACCAGTCGTGACTGGATCGCCGGGAGGGAGGGAGTTGATTCCAGCGGATCCACCGACAGTTCGTCGTTGTCTTGATCACTTGAATCGACTTCGTGTAGGCCACCAGTGGCGGTCACAATGTACAGCGCGTTGCGTGCACCTGACTTGCCGATGTGGAAATTGAGAATGTTGAATCGGCTGTCGCCGTAGGTGTCGATCGACTCCCACCCCTTGTTGAGGAAATTGTAGATCAGCACCGTGTTGTTGCCGTATGCCGGGGTGCCGTCGGCTGCGTCGAGTGGCACCGCCAACCAGTAACGGTTGTTGAAGTAGATGCCGACCGAGTGGTCTGCGATACCTTTGTTGATCCGATCGATGTACGGCTGGATCGTGATCGATAACGGGGTGTCAATTCCGCGCAGGTTGTATTGTTCGATGAACGTCAGACCATACACGCCATTGTCCGACAGGAAGAAGACATTTGGACCTTGGACCACCACGCTTTTTCGAGCCAAGCAGCCGACTTCCGATGTCAGCTCTTTCACGACCGTGTCGGCCAAGGTGCCCTGCGTCCCGGCAACCAAGTGCAGGCTGTTACGGTTGAGAACCATCAACGCGTCGTCGTAGAACGGTTGCATGGCCACTGTGAAGTCAGCAATCCCGCCGGTGATGCGGAATTGGTTCATGATCTGGTCGTAGGTGTCGCTGTCGAGCACGTCCGAGGCCATGATCTCGTCGCGGGTGCCTCGGTCGGTGTACGTCGGGATAAGCAGTGTGCCGCCTACCTCGTACCAGTATGGCACCCACAAGCGACGCTGGAAATAGGTGCCCCACGGTGGAGCAGGAATGTGCGAAAAACCGCCACCAATCGACTCAATGTACGAGTATTGGATGTTGTGGCTTGACGAATTCGTCTCAGCCGATGCGTATGTGACGTTGTTGTAATGTGGAGTGGATGCGACGACAAACACGTCTCCCGCTGAGATCAGATCAAGCCCTGTTGGGGATTCGATGACTTTGAAAATATCACCTATCGTTGATCCGCTCGTTTGCAGTCCGGTCATTGCATACGCCGTACCAGCAGTAAATGTGCCCCCACTTAATGTTGCTGTGCGTGTCGCTGCGACATAACTATTAACAGCGTAAGTTGTGCCAGCTACTACGATTGCAGCCTTGTTTGTTCCATTGGTGTAGAAATTGTCAATTTCTGGGGCGGGTGAACCATCGTCGAAATACGCAGGAAGAATAATTTTTGATGTTCCATCAACACCAACGACAGATCCTGACATCAACTGGAAATCTCCTGCTGATGTCAGTTTAATGGTGGCGATTCCATTGGAAAATGTAGTAGCAAGCGTAAAGACGTATGGCTGGGAGTACGGACCGCCTGCCATAGGATAAAACCGGTCGCCTGCTTTGCCATTCCACTGCAATGGCCGCTTTCCTTCGCGAAAGATAATCACCTTGTCGAATGCCTGCAACATATGGCACTCGGCATCGATCGTCGTGTTGGGTGGAAGTGAAATCGTCGTCGATGCAAACGTGTCCAGAGAGATTTTCCGAACGTCGATGTTAGTGGCGATCAGAATGAACTCAGAATTCTCCGAACCGGGGTCGGAAAATAGGCAGGATCCGAAAATGTCGGAGACCGCGAAGTCGTTGAGCTGAGAATTGAGGTAAGCATTCGCGGTTGTGGCCAACGCTCCTGTCGTTGCCGACACATAATCGAACGTCAGCGTACTTGCTCCCGTAACCGTCATTAAATACGACCCTGCCGGAGGTGCACCGGCAGTAGAAAATGGTGCCGTGGCACCCAAGGTCGTGTCGCCAATCGTTGCGTAGCCAGACCCAGTCAACCCGTGGGCAACCGATGTCGTTATTGTGATCAACGAGGTTGTTGTCCGGGTTGCAGTCAGCGTTTTGTTGGCATCAATCACGAAGAATGGCACCGTCAATGGTGCTCCACCCGTGGAAATCCCAACAGATTTTGCAATGACAGCCTTCCGCGGCTTCCAGAACCCGTCCATCCGACCGTTGATCGATTCGCGGACCTCGCCGGGTTGCAGTTGGTTCAGTTGCAGACGCTGATTAACGCCCGTGAACATCCGATCTCCATCAGTGGAGATTGGATCGCTCATGCCTGACCCGAACTGAGACATCTCGGTAGGTTACGCGGTGTATGCGATCACAACTCCGGTGGTTCCAGACGCAATCGTAAATCCGGTGAACACTCCACCGAGGTCGCGACCGGCAGGAATCGTGATGTTAATCAGCTTTGTCGAGGCATTCGTCAGATTGCTCGATGCAATCGCTGAAAACGATGTGTCGGCAACAATAGAAAGCCAACGGAAGTTCCCAGTGACGGCATTATCTGCCGCCGTGTAAACTTGTCCACCTTGTTGTCCTTGTAGTTGGTAGGAATCTCCTCGAGCCATGCCAATGGATTACAACAGATTGACGGCACCGTCAATTGAGGGACTGAGCACACATTGGAACTAAAAGAAAATGATGTGCCGCTTTGTCAGACCCGCAGCGGCGGCGGGCAAAAAACAATTCCTCTGACATGGAACACTTAAACGTACCCAAGAAAATGGTGGCAGGGGATCCCCCAACCGGTAACGCCCAGTCGGCCTGCCATTATGTATGCTCCCTTGTCAGACCCACGGGAGCGATGGGCTAGAAACGCCTACTGACATGGCTGATCTTTGGTTGGGCAGGTCGGAGTTGAACCGACGATCTCCAGCTTATGAGGCTGGCGACTTAACCTGACTTGTCCACCGCCCTATTCAAAAAGTTCCCCAGTCTCTCCTGAGCGTCACCCCTTGCACACCAAACGCTGGGCGAGGTTCCCATTCTGCATGACAACAACAGAAAATCTTACAGACCTGCTTCAGCAAGCACGTCATTCGCAGACTTGGAAATCACAAGCAGGCGAAGTTCTTTGCGGCTAACGCCGATTTCGGCATCGCCGATAAGCTGTGCGAGCTTGGATGCGGTAACCTTCATCAAAACAGGTTCACGGGTGCGCTTTGCGCGGGTATTAGTAGATTCGGACATAATTGTATCGGTTGTGCCGCCGTGATTGGCGACAGGGACAACCTAAACAGCAGAGTGATTACCGCAATAGAAAACGATGCACTCTGTAAGCACACCGAATGGTGCGCCCCCGCCACGTCAGGCGAAACCGAAAACGCTCGGCGGCAGGGGCGCGGCTGACAGTCTAAACCCAAAAAGACCGGCAGCACCGGGACATTGCCAGAGGCGATCAAAAATTTCTAGGAAAAAATGATTTTTAGTCTGTACAAACCTGATCGGTCAGGTAGATTGATCCCAGTCAGCCGATGCTGACTCGCAACAAACGAACCAAAACGAACCGACATGACACTCATCAACGCCATCAAGAAACTTGAGAATTCTGGATTCAGCACTGAAAACATCGACGGTATCTACCGAGCATCAAGCTCGACAGCACCTCGCGTGATCGAATTCTTCCGCAACGGACATTCCAAAGAAATCACCTGCATCAACGTGCGGAGACCAAATGACCACCACGACTCAATGACTGATTACTCTGCCGGTAGCTGGGCAAACAACATCACCCAAGCAATCAGAATCGCAATCTCCTGAGCACCCACAAGCCGTGGTTCAATCCCACGGCCTCAATCATTCACTCCTAGAAAAAAATGATCACTCCACAAAACGAAACAGCTAACGGTGCCGACCAAACGTCGTTTCACCTCCCGGACGAATACAAGTGGCAAACCCCGGCACAGGTAATCATGCCTGACGGATCACTCGAACTGCGCGACAAGTACAACAATCGGCTCGTCGCAGTGAAGCACGCCAACGGACGGTGCTACGAAGTCGATAGCCGCAAAAAGCGGAAACTCGGCAGAATCTCCCAAGAAAATTTCGATGATCTCGCTAAAACCGAATTCTAATCATTCACTCCTAGAAAAAAATGAAAGCGAAAACAATCTGGGACACACTCGTCGAAAAACTTGGACGAAATCCAACCAACGCAGAATGCCGGGCAGAATGCCTGCGAATCATCAAATCAATCAAGCCATGAAAAACGAAGCAGCAGTCGCACTCGGTAAGCTATCCCACTCGCGCCAGTCAGAAAAACAATCCGCTGCCAGTGCCGAAAACGGAAAGAAAGGTGGTCGCCCAAACTCTAGCATGAACCAAAAGGCCCGGTCCAGCTCGCAGATCGACAGAGCGATATGCCATCTTGAACTTTACATCGCCAAGGACGAGAACAAACACTGGCGGTTCTACAATTTCCGATCAGCACGACCACAAGGGAATAAACACTGGGAGGGACCACTCAACCAGTGGACTCTCAAAACTTGGATTGCTCGAGCCGACAAGATCTGAGACAAGCGTCAGAATCCACTCACAAGCCTCACTGGTCACCCGGTGGGGCTTTTCTGTGTCCAATAGCAACGGTGATGCTGTGGGCGATCCTGGACCAATAATAGCCACACCAGTGATGACGATAATGATGACGATAACAGATGGCCCACTTCTTCATTTTTTAACGGGCAGGGTAATGGTTCGCGCTTCTGCGCGGTCGGCCCTGCTCGACCCCCTCCCCCCCCTGTCCGGGCTAGGTTTGATGCTCTCACTTGTTACAACCTCCGTAATGCTTACTCATGTTCCACGGAAAAGACCGCGGTATCAACGACTTACGTAATCCGCGGATGTGGAACAATCCAGATCATGCATTACGGTGCCACTATTGAGAATGTGACTGCTTTTGTGCATACCCAACGACTGTTTGAAACGTAACGATGACAGCGGCTCGGGCGCGTTGCTGATTCTCTTTGAAAAAGTGCGACCCATTTCTGCTGGCATTTCGTCTGGTATTCTGATGGCACAGTGGCTGGCCATTGCTCGGGCGTTTGGGGGTGAGGTGGCAGGCAGGTTGCTGGGGTCTCCTCAAAAGTGCTGGGGTATGCTGGGGTCTCCTGCAGGGGTACCCCAGCACGATTTCGCCTAGGGGCATAAGGATTCCAGCGTGTCTGCTGGGGTTGCAGGGGTCTATTTTCTATGTTGTGGAAATTGCACATTATTTTGCGATCCTTTGGATTTTACCGCTCATACTTCGTATTTTTATCTCATTTATTCAACATAGGAAACAGACCCCAGCATCCCCAGCAAGAGGCTACAGCCCTTATAGAATATAGGAAAAAAAGTGCTGGGGGTGTTCAAATACTCCCCAGCACTTTGGGGGGGTACCCCAGCAGATCTGCTGGGACGCTGGGGTCTATTTCAGGTTTTGCCAAAAACCACGAAAAAGCCCGGATCCCACTGAGGAACCCGGGCTGATGCCTAGTCTGGCCTGATCTGGTCAGCCGGTGATGCGGTTGATCTCGTCGTTGAGGTACCAGATCGCCTTCTCGAGATCCTCGACAGCCTTGGCTAAGTCCTTCTGACCGGCACGCCAGATGTACTTGATCGCGTTGCCCCGGTTGAACGTCATGTGCCGGGTGACCTCGATGCATTCAATGCCGCTGGGGTGGCTAGTGTAATGCGCTGGATGGTCAACCGGGTCGTGTGCTGGCTTCTCTTTCCAAGGTGGCATC